ATAAGGAATGAAAAAATGATTATACTTGACTTAAATCAAGTGATGATTAGTAATCTGTTGGCTCAGATTGGTAATCACACAAATACAAAGCTGGATAAGGGATTGTTGCGACATATGATCCTGAACTCAGTCCGAAACCACAAGAGTAGGTTTCAAGATGAATATGGAAAGCTAGTAGTTGCATCCGATGGTCGTAAGACCTGGCGTAAAGAATACTTTCCTTTATACAAAGCATCGCGGAAAGCTGCTCGTCAAGAGAGTGAGCTTGACTGGGCTTTCATATTCAATACCTTAAATGAAATCAGAACAGAATTAACTGAGAACTTTCCGTTCCCTGTGATATACGTCGATGAAGCTGAGGCTGATGATATCATTGGATATATGGTTCGTTCTAATGCTGCTGATCAGAAGATGTTGATTCTCTCCGGAGATAAAGACTTTGTTCAATTGCATGGACTTGGGGACGTACACCAGTATGATCCTGTTCGTAAGAAATATCTGAAGAATGATAGCCCAGAAAAGTTTTTGATTGATCATATATTCAAAGGCGATAAGGGAGATGGTATACCAAATATCAACTCTCAGGATGATGTGTTTGTTATCAATGCACGTCAGAAGCCAGTTCGTCAAAAAATGATTGATGCTCATGCTCGTTCAACAATGACAGAGACAGAAGCACATATGATGAATGGAGTCGATCCAGAACTCAAACGTAACTGGCTTCGGAATAAAACATTAATCGATCTCTCATGTACACCCAATGAGGTAATTGAGAAGATTGAAGTTGAGTATTCTAAACAACTAAATAAAGATGTGAATATCATGGACTACTTTGTTGAACACAGACTGTCCAGCTTAATGGAAAAAATAGGTGATTTTATATGACTCCAGCAATATTTGAAATCTTAGAAGAAGTTTCTAAGGCGAAGACTAGAGATGAAAAAGTATCAATTCTAAAATCTAAAGAGAATCCTGCTTTGGTAACAGTACTGAGAGCAGCGCTCGATAAGTCCGTTGTGTTTGCTCTTCCGAAAACTGCACCTCCGTTTAAGGAGAATGAACTCCCTGCTCAAGAGGCGAGGTTGTATAGTGAAGTTCGTAGGTTTAAGTATCTTACAACAAACACACAGATCCCAGCAATGAAGAGAGAGACTATCTTTATTGAGATGCTGGAAGCCGTGCACCCAAAGGATGCGCAGGTGCTAGTATCGATGATATCAAAAAAACTACCGTATAAAGGCATAACATCTAAAATGGTGAACATTGCCTTCCCAGGACTAATTAGACAGGAGTAACGGCCGGTTATGGGTGTTCAGAATCTTAAAAAATTCAAAGACGTAGATGAATACAAGTACGAGAATAAAGCTCGTAAAAAGCAGCAACAACTTCGTAAGAAGAATGCACGTAAAAACAAGCAACTGAAGCAAGGCTAGCATTAATGCCAACATATACGATTAAAAATACTGAAGATGACTCAGTGAGTGAGCATATTATGTCATACTCAAAACTTCAAGATTACCTTTCCGAAAACCCTCATATGAGACATATTATGGGCACTCCACTGTTGCATAGCGGTAGAGGCATGGGGAAACCTGACGACAGCTTTAATGATAAGCTGAAAGCATTGAAGAAAGCTCATAGGGGGTCAACCATCCACACATACTAACCCAAGGAGGCCAAATGGCTCGATCCCCTAAGAAAACCTCTAACGTATTAGATTTTGATGATCTCCATAATTACTTTGAAAAGAATACACGTCCAAGTAAAAGAGTGAAACAGAATACAGGTTTGAAGCTACCAGAAGTCGACCCAATGACAGAAACCCAAGCGGAAGTGTTTGATTGTTATGATGAGGGTAAAAATTTAGTACTGCATGGTGTAGCTGGAACAGGTAAGACGTTCTGTGCGTTGTACCTAGCGTTAGATGAAATCTTAAATTATAAACAACCACAATACGAATCAATCAAAATTGTTAGATCTGTGGTGCCAACAAGAGATATGGGATTTCTACCAGGAAATCTAAAAGAAAAGATCAAAGTTTACGAACAACCATATCAGGCAATATGTAAAGAGCTATTTGGAAGAGGGGATGCATACGACATCCTAAAAGGTAAAAATAAAGTAGAGTTTATTAGTACATCGTTTGTAAGAGGTACAACGTTTAACGATTCAATTGTTATCGTCGATGAAGTCAATAACATGACGTTTCATGAGATTGATAGCGTTGTTACTAGAATGGGTACAAATTGCAAGATGATTTTCTGTGGTGATTTCCGACAATCAGACTTGACCGGAAGAGAGACATCAGGTATACTGTCCTTCATAAAGATTGCGAAAGCAATGAGTAAAATGGAATTAATTGAATTTGGAGAAGAAGACATTGTCAGATCAGGTCTTGTCAAGGAATACATCATTACGAGAGATCGCATGCAGATCGCGTAAAACATTTAATGTGAACTTAATTGAATCGGCTTCTATTGAAAGAGTAGAAGTCAATGGTGTACGCCATTACAAAACACCACAGGGGGGTCTATATCCCTCTGTGACCACTGTTACATCCACCTATAATAAAAAGAGTCTGATGGAGTGGAAGAAACGTGTAGGCGCTGCAGAGGCGCAGAAAATTGCTACAAAAGCCGCTCGCAGAGGCACTGCTGTGCACAATATGTGTGAGCATTATATTCTCGGTACAGAAGACACGTTACTCAATCCGATCCCAGAGAATGTTGAGATGTTTAAACCATTGAAACAGGTATTAGATCAAGATGTCGACTTTGTACAAGGTCTAGAATCATTCATGTATAGTGATACTCTCAAAGTCGCTGGCACAGTAGATTGTGTTGGTGAATACAAAGGAGAGCTTGCTGTAATCGATTTCAAGACTGCTGCAAAATCTAAACGTAAAGAATGGATTAAGAACTACTTCATGCAAGGGAGTGCGTACGCCAAGATGTTTGAGGAGGTGACTGGGCACTCAGTAAAGCAGATTGTGATTGCTATTACAGTAGAAGGTGAACGAGAACCTCAGATATTTGTTGAGAATGTGAACGATCACATTGACGACTTCATAAAGTTGCGACAACAATTCGAAGAAAAAAAATAAAAAAAAATATTAGACCCCTGTTAAAGCAGGGGTTTTTTGTGGGGATTATTGAAATTAGTTTTTCAACCGTGTTGACCTTTTGACGTTTATACCGGATACTAGTGGCATAGGTTAGAAAAAAGGACATCGAAATGAACTATTCAGTATATCAGATCCAACTTACAGATAAGCAAATCGAAATTATCAATGCCACTGGCAGATTCGAAACTGTACCTGCTAAGAAAGCAAAGATTGATATGGACATGGATTTTGGTGGAAAGAAAATTGGTGGCCTAGCATGTGAGGCTCTCCAATCAGACTACTACACTCATGTTGCAAACATCGAAGCTGATTCACTCAACGAAGTATTTCATATCGGTAACATTGGTCCTGAGTCAGCAATCACTCGCTTCTCTCGTATGTCTTCACTTTCAGTTAGCGATCTTATCTGTGATGAGAATGGTCAAGTATTTGTTGTTGCTCCACTTGGCTTTGAACCAGTCCCATGTGGCCTTCGTCCAGAAATGAACAAGGAGGCAGCATAATGTTAGCTAGAGTGAAAACATTATTAGATGAATTCGTTACGTATGTTTGTGTTGGCTGCTTTGCTGCAGGATGGATAGATTTTGGCCAAGGTGCCGATCTTACTTGGTGGGCCTTGATTCGGAGTGTTGCTCAATGACAATTTATAACAGCAAGAAATGTTTTTCAATTAAAACAGATCTTCGTTCCAAAGGATGGGAAGAAGATATGATCGAGAAGTATTTGGTATACTGGCAGAAGAAAACCTTCATCACTCAGTATGGCAAGTCAGCTCGCTCTGACTCCGAACGCTCTAAAGTATACTCAGCCGAGAATAATTGGTGTCGGGCTTATCGTGACCAGCTGACGAGATATAGCAACTTTGCTGAGGCTAAGAAGTATGCTGATCGGGTGCAAAAGTCCAAGATGTGGCAGGTGCTTGCAGATGGTAAGCGTGTGGATGTTGTTGAGATGAGCAGCCGTGTACAGAGGTGGGCCGGAATGGCATACGGTGGTCGTATCGAACTGCATCCACGTATAGGATGTGATCAACATACAATCCTACATGAGCTAGCTCACGTTACCGGTGGCAATATGCATCATGGGTTGTCTTTTAGACAAACATTGGTTAAGCTGGTCTCCAGATTTGTTGGCCGTGAAGCTGCTGCTGGTTTGAAAGCTGAGTATCGTAAGAAGAAACTCAAGATGAGTGTCGTCAAGACCAAGACACCAGAGCAATGGCTGACATCTTTTAACAAGATGCAAAAGGTACGTGGAAATGTATAGATTTATATGGAAAGATCATAAGGGCTCAAAGATCTCAATAGCCTGCACACAAAAGCAATGTGAAAAGTTTATCGATCGTTGTATAGAAAAAGGTCTCGAGGTCGTTGACTTTTACGAAGAAGGTGTAGAAGATGTTTTTGGTATGGCTAAAATCTGAGGAAATAATATGAAGTTTGTTAATAGCATGTTTGAAGGTAAGGCCTACTACATCTCTAATGGATGGTCAGGCAGAGGAAATACAATCAAGCAGTACCAAGATGGCGTTCCTGGTAGTACGTTGGACCTATCGTATAGTGACCTCAAACAATTTATCGAAAGGCTGAAGAATAATGGATGGACTGAAGTGGATGAAGATCCGGCACCCCGAGACAACAGAGTTAAGCTATTACCTGCACGACGAGGCAATAAATCGCGACGTCGCAGTAATAAGAAAAGCTATGCGTAAGTATCGAGTGCAGATCTTAGATCGTGTTCCGTGGCACCGAAGGACGTTGAAGTCTGCTAAGTTAGATGCCGAACACATATATACTACTACTGCAACCGTGAAGAGTGAGTATGCACAAAATGATTAAAATTATCGATAATTTACTATCCCTTGGTGAGATATCAGTAGTACACGATGT